CTAATGATATTACATCAGTTGGTACTGAAGATAGAAAATTTCGTATATACGAATTTATTGAAGAAAAGAAATGGGATTATGTTGCTACTGCATTAATTTTAGGTGGATCTCAAAGAACACAAAGACAAGCTGAATCAAAAATAATTATCTTAGCAGACTATGGACAATATAAAAATAGATCTTTAATTAAAGAACAAGGTATTCAACAGCTGGTAAAAGAGTATAGTACATTTCAATTAACGGATAAACAAAAGGCTCAAGCTGAGTATGTATACTACGCAGAAACTAGTAGATTTTTGCCAAATCTTTCTGAAAGTAGAAAGAGATCACTAATAAATCAATTAAATCAATAGCTTTACAAGCTAATTATACAATCATAAACTACTAACAGAATAAATCGCATAAATAGTTGTATGAGCGAGATTATAGGATATACAACAGTTGAACAGGCTTATACTAGCAAGGGACTTTCTGGTCTTGAACTAGCTAAACGTGACCTGTTAAACCATTTTCATATACGTAAAGGAGAGAAGTGGACCGACCCTACTTTTGGTTGTGACTTGCCTTTTTATGTATTTGAACCATTAGATGATGATACTATTGAGTCTATACGCAATGAAGTATTTGCTGTAGTAAACTACGATCCTCGTTTTACAGTTAACGATACAAATGTTCGTGTAGTACAAGATGACCATTATGTTACAGTTAATGTAAATTTAACATACCTACCTACTACAACAGCAATAGATTTGCAAATTAAGTTCGATAGGGAACAGGACGCAGAGATTTAACATGGCACAAAAAACTAGACAAAATAAAATATTTGCGGCAGAAGACTATACTGTAGTTTATGAATCTTACGTTAATGCTAACTTTCAAGCATTTGATTATGATACAATTAGAACTGCAATGGTTGACTATGTCCGTAACACATATCCAGAAAATTATAATGACTGGATTGAATCAGCTGAATTTGTATCACTACTTGATGTAGTAGCTCAATTTGGACACAACCTAGCATACAGAGTAGATCTTAATGCTAGAAATAACTTTTTAACAACAGCAGAAAAACAAGAATCAGTTTTTAAATTAGCTGAATTTTTAGGATACTCTCCAAGACGTAATGTGCCTGCGTATGGTGAAATGAAAGTTGTTGCAGTTAAAACAAACGAAGCAGTTATTGGTAGTGCAGGAACAAGTTTAGGTGGAAAAGAAATTAAATATGAAGTTACTAATGATGTTAATAACTTAGATGATTTTATTACCATAGTAAATTCAACTTTACAAAATAGTAATCAATATGGTAGTCCAAATAAAAGTGTAGTACTTAATAATATTAGAACAGATTTTTACGATTTAAATAATACACCAAATCAAATTAAGTTTGATGTTGAAGGTGTAGTAACAGGTTCTACAAGAACATTTAATATTATTAGCAGTGATTATGATGAAACTAATTTAACATTCAAAGAAAAATCTCCAGATCCAGTTTCTAACATTGGAATGTATTTTAAGAATGACGGCAGAGGAATCAATAGTGCTAACACAGGTTTCTTCTTTGGAGTAAAACAAGGTGAATTATCATATCAAGATTTTGCTATTGAAGATCCAATTGATAGTAATGTATTAGATATTACTATCCCTAATATTAATAACACAGATTGCTTTGTACAAAATATAAGTACAACCGGAAACCTTATTAAAGAATGGACTAAAGTTAAAGATGTTAATAGCAATATAGTTTATAATAATTTAGCATCAGGTATTAGAGATATCTTTAGTGTTAAGACTAGAGAGAACAATGAAATATCAATTTTATTTCCTGATAGAACTTTTGGTAATATCCCAAAAGGCACAATTAGAGTTTGGTATAGACCAAGTGAGAACTCATCTTATGTGGTACGTCCAGATGATTTAACTAACAAAAAAATTAATGTAAACTATACAGGACGTGATGGTAATACTTATAATGCAGTATTTACTTTACAATTAAAACAAGCAATTACAAATGCTACATCAAGTGAATCGCTAGATAGTATAAGAGAAAATGCACCTAAGAATTATGCAAGTCAAGACAGAATGATTACTGCTCAAGACTACAATACTATATTATCTAATAACACAGGTGGAGTAGTAAAAGTAAAAAGTGTAAACAGAACATTTAGTGGACACAGCAGATATTCAAAATTTATTGATCCTACAGGTGAATACAGTAATTTATACTTGCAAGGCGATGATGCTAGATTATATCAAGATGAAAGATTACATACATCTTCGACTAGTGGTTCATATAATTCAAGTCAACTGTTTAACAAATATGTAAAAGATATTATTAACAATGACGAATATATAAATTTATACTATACAAAATATAGAAGTGCATTTAGTGGACTAAGAACACAACATAACTATACTGCAGATTCTTTTGTATGGCAAAGTCCAAGTCAAACCGTAAGTGGTGTTAAGACTGGATACATAACTGATACTAATAATGATATTGTTAGAGTTGGTGATACAGTAGACTCATATATGCAATATATAACCCCTGGTGCTTTACTTAAATTTACAACATCAAGTGGTAGCAAATGGGCAAAGGTTACAGATGTATTCAATTATGGTTTAGGTATAGAAGGTACAGGAACAAGTGCAGGTGAACCAACTGGTGTTCAAAACGATGGTATAGGATCAATTATTCTTGATACTGACATTCCATCTAATAGTACATTAGATATTATATATCCAGCATTGTCGAGAAACTTTAGCACAAGTGAAAGAAATATTATTATTGCTTATATTGATTCTAAAAGATCATTTAGTATAAAATATAATTATAAAAATAAAAGTTGGGAAGTAGATACTAGCCCTGAAACATTTAGTACCAATACACAATTTCCTGATAACTTTGATTTAGAAGATGCTAGTTGGTCAATATATTTTAATTATAATAATCAACAATATGATATACATTTAAGAACTATAAGATTTAACTTTACTAGTAATTCTGTTCGCCTTGGTAATATTCAAAACGAAATGGAAATTAGTTCTTTTACTAAAAAATCAAAAAGAGATTGCATACAAGCATTAGGTGTTTCAAATAATGCTATTGCTAAACTAGGAAAATTTTATGTATATGGATACGATCAGTTAGGACTAAACACTTATAGATTAGTACTTGTGGATGGTAATGCAGATAGTAGACCAGATAATCCTGAAGTATTTTTTGATACAGTAGGATCAACGCAAATATCAGTAGACGACACTTTTTATACAGGTAAAGAAAATATGAACTTTGAATGGGAGCATATTGCTTCTGACAACCAAGTAGTTGATCCTAGCTTTACAAACGTTATTGATGTATTTGCTTTAACTACAGCATATGATACAGAATATAAAAATTGGCTATTAGGTACAATTCCAAATATGCCTTTACCACCAACAAGTTATGAACTAGGACAGATGTTTGCGTCAAGTGGTGAAAAGAAAGCTATGAGTGATACTATAGTTTATAAACCTATAAGATACAAATGTTTGTTTGGTGCAAATGCAGAAAATGCATTGAAAGCAAGATTCAGAGTAATTAAACTTATAGGATCAAATATAACTGACACTGATTTAAAAAATAAGACTGTAGAGTCTATTAAAGAATTTTTTGATTCTTCAAATTGGGATTTTGGAGAAACATTTTACTTTACAGAATTAGCGGCATACGTGCATAAAAAACTTGCAGGTGTGTTAAGTAGTTTTGTTATTGTGCCACAGGGTTCAGGTAGTGTATTTGGTGATATGTTTGAGTTTTTACCAAACAGCGACGAACTTATTATTCCCGACGTAAGTGTTAACGATATTGACATTATTCAGAATATAACAGATGAAAACATTAGAGCAGGAACATAATAAATGTCTAAAAAGAAAGCAGGCCCAAACAAGGTAAACAAAATTAAAACTAGTAACTTTTTACCTAATGTTTTTCAAACAGACATTAATAAAAGTTGGTTAGATAGTACCCTTGACCAAATGGTTTCAAAAGGACCGCTAGGACAAGTTAATGGATACATAGGAAATAATAGTGGAAAGTATTCAGTATCTACAGACAAATATATAACTCCTAGTGTTGATGCTACTATAAGAAACAAAACTCAACTAGCACCTGCTATAGTATCTTATAATAATAACCAAGACTTAACTAACAAAATTTCTTTTGATGATATAACATATGCAATAAATCAAAACTTTAATGCTTACAATTATAATGCGTCTTATTCATCAAGTAAATTTACATTTAGTCCTCCAATTAATGTTGACAAATTTTTAAACTTTAAAAATTATAGATGGGTTGAAGAAATGCCTGTATACGAAAGTGTTTATACAGGAGCGAACAAAGATCCTCTTATTGATATGTTGCGTGTGCCAGCATATAAACTAACTGACGATAATAATTCGTTTGTACTAGAAGTTGGCATGATTATAAAATTTAGTGGAACAGGTTGGGATTCAACTGTAAAAGATAAAACTTATCTAGTAACTGCAAATAATCCAGAAACAAAATTAGAATTATATAAAGACTCAAATGGAGTTAAAGTTTACAATAGTTATAGTAAACTATCAAAAAGAAACTATGGTGTATGGGATACTGGTGAACCTGTAAGAGTTTCTCCAAATACTGCAAACAGTTATTGGGCTACTAGTAATCAATCGCCACAAGCATTAGTAGATGCTTATAATGCTGATACAAATAGACTTCCTTTGTTTGACGGATTTATTTTTGGAAACGAGGATAGCAATCCTGCACAGTTTAAAGAAAATACTTTAATAAGATTTACTGCTGGTTGGGTTCACAATGGTCAAACTACAAACACAGAATCAATTTATATTACACAAGTAGATGCATCAACAAAAGATGTTTCATTTAAAAAATTAGTTGATGCTACATTTAGTAATAATAAATGGACAGCAACAAATGTAGCAGGTATAACTGCTAACGAACTTGCTTTAATTAATTCACTAGATGGACACGATGAAGATAACGAAAAATGGGATCACCAGGCTCCACTAACACCAAACAAAGATTATATTGTTATAGATAGAGGAGATGTATATCAAACTGCTTGGAGTAGAACAAATAGCTGGGTTAACTTTGCTACTATTAATAAAGTACAAGAGTTAATTCCAACACATGATTTTACTGAAATATTAAATGAAAATAGAATTGCACAGAGACCAATTATAGAATACAATGAAGAATTAAATTTATGGAACTATGCAGAAAAATCATTGGTAGCAAATAAAGTAGGTAAAATTGACTATGGTGTAGTAAGTGGAGAAGATTTATCTGTTCTTCCAATTGATGCTACATATGTTTATATAGATAATAGTGATACTAAAGTTTATCAAAAAACAGCTTTGAACTTTGTTGCTATAAAAACTTTAGCAGATAATGATGTTATGCAAATTAACTCTGTAGCAAATCCTGCTTACGCAGATTGGAGATATGCAGATGTTTATTATAAAAATAATACAATTACATTAGGTCAACAAAAAACAAAAATTAATCAGTATCCATTATACAAATTTTATAACTGTGAAGGTATTCCTTTAGAAGATATATACTCTACAGGATTTGCCGGTGAAAAGATTTTTGGATATAAAGTTGGAACAGGAACATTTGTTGATCCTGAAATTAATCATGTATTAAGTTATAAAGATACACCTAAGGGTGCAGAGTATGAATTTGAAAATTTCTTACTAACTAAAAACTACAAAAAATCATATGACGATACAATACAAAATATAAGATATGCAAAACCATTAGCAGGTTATAATCATATTAAAAACTCAGGAAACTTAGAAACATTTTATAAACCATCAGGAACTTTAACAGGCGCCAAAGAAACTAAACAGTATGAAATTACAATACCCGACACAGCATTAACTATACCAGTTGGTAAAAATAATTGGAGACCCGAAGAAGAATATAATGTAATTGTTAAAGGTAATGTAACTGTATTAGCTAAATGCAACAACGATGGCACTTACAACGAGTCTGTTAAAAAGACTAGACATTTAGTTGGTGTAGAACAAACATTTACATTAAATAATTTAACAGGAAAAACTATTACATTTCTAGCAGGACCAGTTGATATTGAGAATCCTGGAGGTAATGCAATACCAGATATGACTATAACTAGAAGTGGTTCCAAAATTACAATAGTTACTGGATCAAACAGCGATGGTGATCACTTTACTATACTTGCAGACAATACTGAAATAGCATCTATGACAATTTCAAAAGATTGGGATGAACTGTTTTACAATGTTAAAGTTAACGGTAATCCAGTTCCAACATCTTTGGTAAGTGCAAATGCTACTACTTTAGTTATTGATCAAAGTTTATTTACTACAGGAGATTTAGTTGACTTTGTTTGGACAAATAATGATGCAAGTAATCCAACAACAAATATTAGTTTTCCAGAAACACTAGAACATAATGCCAATAACAAACGTATATATGAATTTACTATGAGTGAAACAATCGATCATTGGTTAGACAAACTTACAGTTAATCCAGGTTACTCTGGAACTATGTTTGGTGATAATAATTATTCTAGCATTGTTCATACTCCATATTACGGAGGTACAATGTTTGTGCATCCAGACATTAGTATAATGCATGATATAAATTACTCAGATAAAGATTTAAACATAACTGCAATATTAAATGAACAGGCTAATGATTGGTATGCATTTAGAAAAAGATTTTTAGCACAGGTTAAAAGATTATATACTGTAGGATCAAATAATTCTAGTATAAAACTTTTAACTGAATCTGCTATTAAAGAAATTATTAGAAATAAAAAAGATTCAGAACTTTATAATAATTCTAATATGGTATATCATAACACATATGATATTGAAACATTTACTATAACAGATACTACTGTAAAAGAATTTAAAACAAAATTTGATATACACGGTGATCAAAATATCAGAGATCATGTATATGTATATCTAACTGAAAACGATGGAAATAATAAACAAGTAGAAAGAATATTATTAAAAGACACAGATTATGATATAATTGGTGATACTGTATATTTAAAACTTACATATGCGGCACTTGATAATGTTAACACTAATCCAATACTTAATGTAGTATACAACCAAATGGATAACAAATGTTATATTCCACCTAGTATGGTTAAACTTGGATTAGCTTATGGTATGCAACCACAAGTAGTTGGTTCAACCTTGTACACACACGATGGTGATACTTATACACTAACTGGACAAATTACAGATGTAACTGGAGCTAACTTTGATCCTGTACACGCGGCATTGTTTGATTTAGAAAAAAGAATTTACGCAGGACTACCTGTACAAGATTTAATGTATAGAGATGATTATTGTATCAAAGACAAATATAAAAGTGCTACAGATTATATGCCAAGTCAACATATATCTACTTGGTATAAGTTAGCAGACATTGATAATTATTTAGAAAAGTTTTATCAAACTTGGGCTAATAAAAATGAAAAGACAAGTTTAAATATTGCGAACTATTATGATCAAACTGATCCATTTACTTGGAATTACAGCTCATTAAGCATAGGTAATAAGTTTGGTACTAACAAACTACCAGGACATTATAAAGGTGCTTATATGACGGTATTTGGCACCTCTACACCACACTTAACACCGTGGCATATGTTAGGTTATTCATTTAAGCCTACTTGGTGGGATACCTACTTTAGTTGGACTGATGCTACAAAAAGAACTGCATTACTTAATGCATTATCAAATGGTATTGTAAAACCACAAGCATCGCCAGATACAGAACAAGATATAAAATATGCAAGACGTTATTGGGACTTTACTAATAATTGTCCTGTAGATACAAACGGTGATTTAGTAAATCCCGATACAGTACTAGGTGCTCCTACAGCTTCAGATGCCGCACAAGAATTTGTGTTTGGTGATTGGGGTCCTGTAGAAATAGAATGGCGTCAATCTGCATTAGGTCAGGCAATGACTGTTAATGCTATGTTAAAATTAAATCCTACTAGAGCATGGTCAGATTATTTTCAACCTGGCAAGGTAAGAGATTACTATACATCATATACTAAAAGATATTTAAATAGTTCTTGTTTTACTATGCCTGGTGAAACTTATAAAACTATTAACAGTATTAAGATATTAAGTAGTTCAGGATTAACTGATACAAACGAGTTTTACTTATTAGATAGCTACGATAGTGTTTTAGGTACTGCAAGATTTAAATCCACAGGTGGCAAAATTACTGCAACAAGTATGGTAGGTAGAGGAACACACTTTACAGGTGAACCTATACTTTCGTATAGTGATAGTATGAGCGGTGTAACAGTTAGTTACGAATTAGAATTAAAAGAAGTATCATATGTAGCTAACGGAATATCACAGGCTCAACATAATTACATTTTAAGAAAACAGTTAGATAAAAACTTTAAAGAGTTGTATAATAATCTAACAACAAAATTATTACAAAAACTTGAAGGGTATAGTAGTAAACATTTATTAAACATCTTTGGAGAAACTAGTTACTATGGTGATTTTGAATTTGGCGATAGTGATTATAATATCTCAATGTATGAAGGTACAGCTAATGATTTTGTTAACGCATCTATAGTATTAATTACTAAAACTCCAGATGCATATACTGTAACTGGTGTAGCAGATAATAAAAGAGAATTTAAATTCTTTGAACCTAATATTAGCAATGGAACAGATTTTGAATTACAGACTATTAACGGTGCTACGGTAAGAAGATATAATAAATTTGTAAGTACACCTAGCACATTAGAGTTTGGCAGTAAGGTTAGTAAGATACAAGATGTTTATAGTTTTGTTAGAGGTTACTGGAAATATTTAGAAAGCCAAGGATATAACCTACAGTTTGAAGGTGATCAAAACGCGGCTGACTTTGTTAATTGGACAAATACTGCTGAAGAAAATGATACTTATATATTACAGATAGGAAGAAGACTTACTTATACTCCTGAGTCAGGATCGGTTTATCCTTACAACGAATTAAGCTATAACAATAATAGCATACTTGATATGTTCAGCAATAAGATTGAACAAACTGATTTAAGCATATCAAGAAAAGATGGAATAGTATCAGTTGAAACTAAAAACCAAAAACTTATTGGAAGTATTACTACCGCTAGTACGAACTTTGAACACGCATTGATATTTGAAAATACAACCGCATTAGGAGTCACTGTATATGATGACGTAAAAAATAAAAGACAACATAGATTATTAGTTAGAGGTCAACTTACACAAGAATGGAATGGTGAAAAGAAAGCACCAGGTTATCTAGTGTTTGGTGATCATATTGTTGAAAACTTTGATAGTGCAGTACAAGCCGTTGACGATATTTACAGAACAGATGTAGATGAATTTAATAAGTCTATTACTAAATCAAAAGATTTAGCTATTGGTAATATAGATAAAGTTTGGTTAGATGGATTAGGACTGAATAAAAATACTATTACAAGATTTCACCAAGGTAGTATTAAACAACAAGGTACAAAAGGTGCAGTTGAAAGATTTGGAAGATCAACATTACTTGACGGTGGTAAAACAAGTTTATCAGTTTTTGAACAATATATGTTTAGACAGTCTACACTTGGTAATGATGATTTACAAGAACCATTTGAAATGGAATTAGTATCAAATGATATTATAAACTTACCTTTAGCTATTGACCTAACTAGTGTTGATACAACAAAAATTATAAATGATGTAGCAACAACATTTGAAACATTAAGTTATGATGATTCAAGTTCAGACATATTAACTGGTGGAGAAACATTAACAACAGAAACAAAATACCATATAGCAAATTTAACAAAAATGAAATATGTTTTTGATTCCACAGACTCATATGCAACAATACCAACATGGAATTCAACTACAAGTTATAAAAAAGATGACCTAGTAAGACACAACGGTCAACTATGGAAATGTAGTGTTAATTTTACAGGACTTACTGAACTGGCACCTAATATAACTGAAATAGGTACAGTGACTAACCCAGTATTTCCTAGTGGAACAGTTGCAAACATTGCAGGTACTACGGTTACATTTAATGATACAGCAACAGAATATCAAGATATAGAAGCAGTAGGTACTGTAGTAAGTCCAACATTCTTACCAAGTGAGACATTAATTATTGATGGAGTAAGTATTGGATTTACTAAAACAGAAAACGTTACAATAGTTACAGGTAATGCAGTAATAACAGGTAACGTTGCTAACCCAAGTATTAATGATGTAACGGGTAAGCAAATTACAATTAATGGTTCTATAGTTGACTTTGATACAACGCCAGCAGATGTTGTAGAAACAAAGTCAGCAACAAACCAAGCACCAGCAGATGCTACAGAAACAAATACAGCTACAGCATCACAAACAGATTTTACAGTTTCGGCCCAGTTAAGTCCAAGTACTTGGAGTGTTCTAAAAGTGGAAGTAGACAGTACACCAACTACAAACTATACCGTGGCAGGACAGGTTGTTACAATTAACAACCCAGCAATGGTAGGTGGTGAGACAGTTGATATAACTGTAACTCACCAACCTATTATTCAAACAGCATATACAATAAATCAAACATTATCAAACACTACCTATAGTGTTGCTAGTGTAACAGTTGCAGGTGTAGTAACTTCTAATTGGACAGTTAATGGACAAGTGTTAACTCTTACGTCAGCACCATCATTGAATGATGCAGTAGTAATAACACTAACCCACGTACCAGACAATATGAATACTGCACAGATAGTAGCTCAAATTAACAATGCAGGAATTACTGGAGTAACAGCTGGTTTAGTTGCTAATTCTGGATTCCTTCAAATTATATTTACTACAACAGATCCTACAGCAACATTAACGTTAGCATCAGGTTCAAGTAATACAGATTTAGGATTTCTTGCAGGTGGAAGTGTAGTTGCACCTCCTACAGAAATTGGACAGCAATCAACTCCATTGAATTTATCAGAAATAGTTCAGCAAATTAATAATACAACAAATTTATCTAATGTAGTTGCATCAGCTGATTCAAATAGATTAAAATTAACAAGTACAAACATTACATTATCAGTAACTGGTTCTGCACAAACTATACTAGGATTAAGTACAGCATATACTGCTACAACAGTTACAGCACCAATTGATACTACAATGAATTCAGCTATTACGCAAATTCAAAATGCGTTAACTTCAGCAAGTAATACTGAAGTAACAATTACAGCAGATGCAAACAGAATTAAAATAGTATCAGAAGGAACTTCATTATTACTTGGTGATACTACTTTTAATTCAATAGCAGGTATTAATACAGGAACATTGAACGCCGCATCAGGAACAATTCAAAATACGTTTGATATAAATGACTTTGGTGGAGTACCAGTTGATTCAAGTTTAGACCCAGCAACATTTAATATACTAGTCACTGATGATAGTGAATATGAAAATGCTTCAGTTGAAAGTATTAACACAAAATTCTTTGGGTACAATATATTCCAAGTAACACAGAACAATGTTCCATTATACTCAGAAAGTACAGACGGAACACATTGTGGAATTTGTGCAGGTACAGCAACATCAGATGGTAACGATGCAGAAGTAACAACAAATACCGATCATGGATTACAAGTTGGAGACTTTGTTATGTTATTGAATACAACCACTACTCCTAATATAGATGGAATACATAAAGTTACAAAATTAGGAAGTGGAACTAACTCGGGTAGAATTTTTTATATAGACGAATTTATTAAAGAGTGTGGGAATGCAGTTTCTGTTATGCCATTAGTAACTACTAGGTTTGCAACAACGGCTCAGAGAGATTCAGCACTAATAAAAACACATTGGAATTTACCAACAGGAACAATAGTTGTAGCAAGTAGAGATACTAACAATGTACGTGGAACATATGTTTCAAGTACGTCACTTATTGGTACAGGTCTAAATGAAGTAAGACAGACAATAGCAAGACCAACCAATACAGATATTGATAGTATTATTATATACAATCATAAATCAAATCAAACAAAGGTACAGCTAGAAGCATTTGACCCAATGAGAAAAGTTATACCTGGTATAGCTGAACAAAATTTAGATTATAGTAATGTAAATGATAATGCAATTTATAATACAACAACAGATGAAAATCGTTTCACTGACAATGATAATGCTTGGGGCAGTGAACAAGTAGGTACTAGATGGTGGGATACAAGTCAAGTTCGTTACTTTGATTATGATCAAGGTGATAACTCATATAGAAAAGATATGTGGGGTAAACTATTTCCAGGTAGTGAAATTGTAGTTTGGGAATGGATTAAGTCTACAGTAGCACCAGATGATTACGCAGAGAGTGTTGAGCAACAAAAAGAAATGTTTGGTGTTCCTGCTACCGGCGAAGCATATATAATATATGATACTGTAGCTAAAGAGACAAACTATTACTATACACAAGAACAAGAGTATAATGTTAGCACAGGTAACTATGATGATGTATATTATTTTTGGGTTAAAAATAAAACTACTATAAATGATACAAGAACTTTATCAGCATTTGATGTTGCTAATATTATTGAAAACCCATCAGCGAATGGAATAAGTTGGTTTGCAGTATTAGATAACAATACATTTATTATTGACAATGTTAGTTTTTATGTAGAAGATACAAGTACAGTATTACAAATTAATAAGGCAGGAGACAAGTTTAAATCTCACAACGAGTGGACGTTGATAACAAAAGACTTAGATACTATTCCAGAATATTATGTTGAAGGTATGAAATATAATTTATCAGGATGGGATAAAGATTCTAGTAAAATTCCATTTACAGCTTTACATAAATTTAATAAGTACGGAGATGATTTAGACTCTGGACAAACTTGGTTTAATAATTTAATTACTGCTAGACGTAATGCAATTATAACAATTAATGATTTATTAACTACTGTTAATCTGTATGATGAGTATAGAGATAGTTGGAACAAAACACTAGTTGCAAATAATTTTCCAAGATACTTGTGGAAGTGGAAAGACTATAAATTAGAAACATACTTAGGTAATTTAAATTATACAGCTACAGTTACATCAAGTGATCAACTTGAAACTACAATAGATAAAACATTAGATAAGGTAGTTCAGTTACCAATATATGATACAGATTTAAAACTTGACAGAAGTGAAATTTATTACTACAATGAAGACAAATGGATTCTAGTACACAAGAAAAATAGTACAGTTGAATTTGATGTAGATTTATTATGCCCAACAGGTGGATATGATAATGTTCCTTTTGACTCAAGAGGTTGGGACCATGCTAACGTAGCTGGGTTCTGGCAAACTCTTATTGAAGCATTAAAGAAAGACATATTTGTACAATATCATAAATTAAAGATGAATAAGTTATTCTTTAGTATAATTGATTACACATTAAGTTCGTTTGCACAAACAAACTGGATTAGAAAAACAACATATGTCAAAGTTGAAATAGATAGTCAAATTGATACTACTTCAAGAGCTTATAAAAAAGATAATTTAGTTAATGCGTTAGGTTACATACAAGATATTAAACCGTTCCATACAAAGATAAGTACAGTCAAAACTAATTATAAAGTTATTGATGAAGCTACTTTAACAGTAACGGAAACACCTAAACACGTAATTACAATGAACACACAAGATTTTACTCCAACATTTAATGGAACTACATATGTTGGAGCAGATAGCACAGACATAGTAACAGGTGGAGACTTTACTAGTACTCCAGCAGATACTATTGAAGCTATAAACTTCTTATCACCATATAACTTTAATGTCAATGAAGGTGAGAAGCGAAATAGTTTTGTAAACATAAACCCACTTGAATTGTTGCGTATTAATGTTCAAACAAATCAAACAGGAAATACAACAGCAAATAGTTCAAGAACGTTTACACATATACAAGATGCGGCAGGCAATGTAAAAGCATATGCCTTACTTGAATCTAGAAAATCTACACTAACTTCTGCAATAGATGAAGATAGTACAGATTTATCACTAGCAAGTACAACCGCATTTGATGACACAGGACTTGTGTATATTGGTGGAGAGATAATTGAATATGCTAAAACCGATGCTACTACATTGAAAATAATGAAAAGAGCAGTAGGACAGACATTTATAGTATCAGCAGATACAGGAGATGCTGTAGTTCAAATATCAAACTATCAACTTACATTTGCTAATGATACTGTAAGTTATAATCAAACAGGCGGTTCATTATTGAGTACACCTGTATCAGAACCTGCACAAGAGTTGCAAGATTTTGGTAGAGGTATAGAGTTATAGCACTAGATTATGAATATCATAAATAGTGTATAAGGATTAGGATATGAAAACATTAAACGATAAATCACATCTAGGAGTTGAAGGTCACGTTGTAATTAGAGACGCTGATTCCCAAGAAGTGCTACTAAACAAGTACAATGCAATTAACTTTGAGAACTTTGCATTGGCTGTAGCAAATTCTATGGCTAATCAGACTACTAATAGCAATAATCATTTTATTGCAAAATTGGCATTTGGTTATGGTGGTACTACCATTGATGCTAACGGCAACGTTACATACAAAGACCCTAAAGTTTCTGGATCAACTGGTGGATTATATTCACCAAGCCCGGCAACGATAGGAGCCAATGCTACAACAACACCACTACAAGTATCTGTAACCGAATTTACAGTAAACAATGCTAAGAATCAACCATACACAGACTTAGAATGTAAAGTTGTATTAGATTACAACCAACCGGACGCAAGTGGTCCAGCATTAGACAACGCATCAGATTTTGATGACGCTGATAGTTTTGTGTTTGACGAGATAGCACTAATTACTGACAACGGCGAGTTTTTAACACACTTAATTTTTCATCCTATCCAAAAAAGTAACAACAGAAAATTAGAGGTACTATACACTCTAAGAATTAGAGCAGGAGTTTAAATATGGCATATACAATTGATAGATATAACAACACTACTTACGGTGGTGCGGCTGATATCAGTGTAGCAGACAATACATTGAATGAGACAACCAATTTAAAACTCGTTGGTAAAGATTGGGTAGGCTATGGACAAACTATTGCACAGAACTCTGTTAGCTTGTTAGAAAATTTTGCAAGTGAAACAGAACCTACTAAACCAACTGAGGGTCAACTTTGGTGGAACCCAGAAACAAAAATCTTAAGTGTGCGAAGCACAAATAAGTGGCTGGGTATGGATGCTGGTAGTAGTTTTGCTACTATTAAGGCAACAGACAACACAGACAAGAATGTGTTTATTACTAGATCAAATGGAGTAGTAGTTTCGATTACAAGCTCATATGAAGATTTTATAATTAACACTAGTGAAACAGTAATTGAACCTTTATTCAGAGATAATGGTAATCCATCAGTTGCTGGACCGGCAACAATCAAAGCTGGTATTAATATGACAACCGATGCATCAAACGTAAACAAGACTTACTTGTTTCGTGGAACTGCTACACACGCACAATACGCTGACGTTGCAGAGATGTATACAGCAGACAAAGAACACGAGCCTGGAACAGTAATTATGTTCAGTGACGATTCAGTTGAAGGACACAAAGGTGAAGAAGTTTGCGAAACGTTACACGAAAAAGATCCAAAGATGCTTGGTGTAGTTACTACTAACCCAGCATTACTAATGAACTCAAATATTGAAACGCCAGAAGGTTTATCTACTATAGCTGTTGCGTTACTTGGAAGAGTTCCTTGTAAGGTTACTGGTATAGTTAACAAAGGTGATAGACTTGTATCAAGTAATGTACCTGGTCATGCTATGGCAGGTAAAGATGATATTAGATGGACACACGTTGTTGGCAGAGCTTTAGAAAAGAAAAATACTGAAGGCGAAGGTGTTATAGAAGTTATAGTTGGGGTAAAGTAAATGCTAAATAGGCCCGCTACAGTATACACAGGCGAGAAAATAAAAGCTTCTCACTTAAATGATCTTATTACATATTATAATGAGATCTGGAATGGCGGCACCTATACCTTTGACGTAAACCATAATACAAAAAATGACAACAGAAGATTTGGATGGGGTCAATCTAGTGCTACAATAACACCAGCAGTTCAAGCAGGTAAAATTATTGAAGCAAACGATATGAACCAAGCTATTGTACAAGTCAATGCTGGACAATATCATATTAGTGATGACCCTACTAGATTGCTATCAAAACTAGCGGCAGGTCATACAGATCCTGTTTCACCTGTACTATATAATGCAGTAGTTGACAAAGTTGCAACATTTGAAACTGATAAGTTTAAAGTTGACTGGTCAGACATGACATTAGATGTTTTATCAACAACAAATACTACAGCTTGGAATCAAGACTTGTATTGCGTACATAAATTTGAATTTAATAATTATAACGAAGCTAGACACTTTTTTAATGCAGGTGGAGAGTTAAGTATTGAATTAAGTATGCAATCTGGAGGAACAGCTGGTAACGATACTTGGAGACAAATATTTGAACAGTTTGATAGTATAAGAATTGGAGCTGAGGGTTGTAAGTTAGTACAAGACGATGCTGATCCTAAAGATATATTATCAACAAGTACACTAGCACCAATGGGATTCTATAATGGAATAACCAACGATGGTGCTTGGAATACAATATTAGATGCTGGTGTGTTTAGGTACGCAAACGGCGACTATGCGTATGCATATGCGTATGTTTATGTGTATGGCGAATACAACAGTAGAAGAATAAGACTACAATTAAAAGGCGAAGAAGTTGGTGGCAAGTTTAATGTTTATATTAAAGTTATTCTAGTAGAAGATGAAGATGATACTTTTGCTATAACACAACCAGTAACATTAACTTCTGGATATTCTGTTCCAGCAACAACACCAAATCCATCAGATGGTAACGCCTCATACTTTACTATAGGTTCTAACTTATATCAATTCCTAGCTAGAAATGCACCAACAATTACATTAAGTGAAGCTTGGACTACCGTAGATGTTGCAAGTGGACCACAATATCCCACTCCATAATTAACCATTGACACAAGTCGATAAATACTTTATAATATACGTATATAATTATATTACGAATAAAGGAGTATACCCTGTATGGATGAAAGACTTGAAAAGGCATTAGAGTTCAGTAACTATGCCTTAACTATTAATAATCAAAAACGAAATATCCGAAACAGAGTAGCACAATTACAAATTGTACACTATCTTGGTGGTGTGTTTATTGCTAATCACGAAACGATTGCGTTTATAAAAACACTAATGGATATGGAAAAGAAAAGTGCTATTGTAATTGACAGTAGAGAGAATCCTATTACTGTAAAGAGTTTGAAAGAACTTATGGATAAACTTGTTGATGCTTACACTAGTGCTACTACAGAATTTGATATTGAGAACGAACGTCTAAAGAAGGCAAGAAATATTAAGAAAATAATGGATTGGTAATGAAAGAATATGCCGATAAACAAGGCGTATGTTTCTTTGCTTACAACAATGATCAATTAGATTATGTTAGTATGGCAATAACTGCCGCCTTATATGTTAAAAAATATCTTAAACTTCCTGTGGCTTTAATCACAGATGAAGGCTCTGAACAGTGGCTTGAACAAAGCCAAGATGAAAAATTAATCAATAAAGCCTTTGATTATATTATAACAACCAATGACGAGATGAAGCAAAACCACAGACGTCACTTTGATAGTCCGTGGACAGAGTTTAATGCTCAGTTCAGTAATAGCAACAAACACAAAATTTTTGAATACAGTCCATTTGAGCAAACATTATTATTGGATATTGATTATATAGTTAAGACTGATGTATTGTTAAAATATTTTGATACAGACAAACATATTATAATGTTTGATAATGCACTAACTTTAAGAAACGAACCTCCTGCTGAGCGAGAACGAATGTTATATGATGCAGGTATTAAGATGTGGTGGAGTACTGTAGTTTACTTTGATAGAAGTGAATTCAGTAAAATGTTTTTTGATACGTGGGCTCATGTAGCAGATAATTATGAGTTCTATCAATACTTGTATAACTTTCCAAGTAAATTATTTAGAACAGACTATTGTGTTAGTATAGCAGTTCATGTTCTTACAGGAATGATTGGTAAAGATGATTTGTTTGGAAACTTTAATGGAACACCATTAATTAATATGAGTCAGAAAGATGATGTCATTGAAGCTATTAATGACAACGAGTGGGTTTTTATTGCACACGATCCAAAAGAAGAATGGAAGAATATTTTAGTAAGACATAACAATCAAGATGTACACGTTATGAATAAAAGAGCATTAGGTAGAATCAAAGACAAAGTCTTGGAGACAATACATGAGTAAAGAACAAATTTCTAAACAAGGTCAAGGTTACGTAATACCTGCAATGCAAGATTTTGAGTATGAACAAGCTACGGCGTTGGCATACAGTATTAAAACAAATAACAGAGATGCTAGTGTAACATTAGTTACTAACTACACAGATAGAATTCCACACCACTTTCATGATGCGTTTGATCACATGATAGAACTTCCTTATGGTAGTAACGAAATTACTAGATGCAACGATTGGCAGTTGTATTGGGCAACACCTTATCTACATACTATAGTAATTGACCCAGCAAGTCTAGTAAAAGAAGATCATACTAGTATATGGGAATTTTTAATTGACCAATATGATATATGTTTCTTTAACAAGTCTCATAACTTTAAAGGTGAAATATTAGAAAATAAAAAATTACAAATATACAAACAAGATTACGATATGGATCTTGTATATGGTAATATGTATTATTTTAAACACGACACAGATTTAGCATTAGCATATCATAAACTAGCAGATCCATTTCAACAAAATTGGAGAGATGTGTTTGCAAAATATTTTAAAGAACAACACAGACCAAAGTATTATAACAACGACGTTATGCATAGTATACTTAATACGGCAATATTATATGAAGATAAGAATATGCATAATGATATGATTAACTTGGTTAATATGCCAGTAACATTAAGTGATGGTTGTGTAGGATTTTGGCCTAAGTGGACTGATAGACTAAACACTTGGATTAGTAACGGAGCTAAAGTTAAAATTCAAAACTTTGCTATGCATACTAATTTATATTACGGAGAACAAGAGTTCTTAACAAAAGAAATTTTTGATGGACATCAACAAGCATTTACAAGCACAGCGAAACGAAGGGATTAATCCGCATTATAATAAAAGGCGGTATTATATTATCTTTGAAAAAGATTCTGGTAAGATAAAAAGCATTAGTAACAGTTCTAAAGAAGTTACTGATCCTGAAAGGTATATGCAGACAGAGTCTTGGAATCCTGTCTGTAAACGGATTATCAAAGGCAAAGCTAGTTTAAAAAGATATGGAATGATATGGGATATAGTAAACGAAGTCTGGGATATTGATTTTCGTAGTACTACATTAATTATTGAAGCTAAACATAATAAACTAGTTCCATTTGAATATGATGCTGATCCTACTGGTACTGAAATATTTGCTAAAATATTTTACGAAGATGCAAAGATTCTTATAGAAGCAAATAAAAGAAACATCAGGGGATTAAAGAATTTAAGTGATATAACTGAAATAGCTTCATCAGAAAATAAGCTATTAGATATCTATATTACTAGAAAAAACGATCCAGATTATTTAATTAGTAGTATAGAAGTTGACCCATTAACGTTATTTAAAAACGGAAAGCAATTACTTGACCTTTCGATAGATGTTAATAAAACAGCTGATTGGAATAATATTAGTTTATATGCAAAAACTGTCTTTAGTAATTATGGTTGGTCGTTGTCTAAAAGTATAATACAAACTCAAGACTTCTTGGGTACTAAAAAAATACTACAAACAAATGTGCAACAAAAATCCAACATAAATATTAACGTAGTGGATAATGTTGCTTATATACGTAGTGATATTAAAGATTCAGAGTTATATTACTTTGACGGACGTAAACACTTAAAGTTTGTAGTATGCGACAACAGCATAGATAATCTAGTTGGTGCTTTTGAGGTACCGGTTGGTAGTCTGCTACAAGAAGATTCAAGAGTTAATCTAAATTTTAAGTGGCCAAACAATCCACTAGTAATATATAAGAATAATTACATAACAGTAAACACAACAAATAATGGAGTAACACATGAGCAAAATGGTTAGTATCAACGAATTTGATATTGTTTTTATCAGCTATGACGAGCCTAACGCAGATGAAAACTACAATAATTTAATTGAGAAAGCACCGTGGGCTAAAAGAAGTCATGGTGTATTTGGAAGTGATGCCGCTCACAAAGCCGCGGCAGATTTAGCAGAGACAGATAGGTTTATTGGTATTGATGCTGATAACATTGTTAAAGAAGATTTCTTTGGCATTGAAATAGATATGGAACGTATTAGAGATACTGACGTAATAAGTTGGGCTGGTAAGAATATAGTTAACGGCCTTGTATATGGTAACGGTGGTATTAAGTGTTGGCCAAAACAAGTTGTGTACGGAATGCAAACACACGAGAATGCACCAGCAGGAGATAAACGAGCTCAGGTTGATTTCTGTTGGAATATTAATTATGTACAAATGAATAATATTTACTGTGACGTTATGAATAATGCTAGTCCTTTACAAGCATGGCGAGCGGGTTTCCGTGAAGGTGTTAAGATGGGATTAGTAGACGGTGATGTAATAGATCCATTATACTTAAAACAAAAAGTACACAATAAAAATTATAAACGACTACTAACTTGGATGAGTGTTGGCGATGATAGTGAGAACGGACTATGGGCAATCTATGGTGCTAGACTTGGTTGTCATATGACAAACATTCAAAGAGAAAGTTGGGATTGGAAAAACGTTAGAGACTTTGATTGGTTATCTAATTACTTTAAAGAAAACGTATTACCAAACTTTGAACAAGATTCTGATCAGCTATGTCCTAGAACTGGAATGAAATGGAACTATACAAAATTACAAGATGAAAGTAATAAACTAGGGTATGATATTAGATCAGAACTTGATTTAGAAATTGCTGATTTAGGTAAAGAAGGTTCTCGTTTCTTTAAAGAAGTATATATCAATCCTAGCAGACTTGGAGCACAAGTTAGAGAGGATCAAGTAGAAGATACACTTGAATAGGATGATTTATAATTATGGCCAGAACCCTTAATGATGCAGGATTATTTCCGGACAAACAAGGAAGAGTAGCAGTCAACGATAAAACCAAAAGCAGTATGAAGAAACTGCTGGACCAGACTGGCCCTGGATTCTGTTTGGCCAAGTGGACTCAAGTTACTATGCATTTAGGCAATGGCTTAACACACAGTTGCCATCACCCTAGTCCTCATAAAATTCCATTAGAAGAATTAAAAAATAATCCAAGTGCGTTACACAATACTGGTTTTAAAAAACAACAACGTACAAAGATGCTCAATGGAGAGCGTCCCAAAGAGTGTGACTACTGTTGGAGAGTAGAAGACAACGGTACTAAAACTACATACAGCGATAGAGTATATAAAAGTATAGACAGCTTTAGTATTGATGATCACGATGATATTAGTAAACTAAAAGGACACGAAGATGTTTACCCACGTTATGTTGAAGTAAGTTTTAGCAATGTGTGTAACTTTAAATGTGCTTACTGCGGTCCTAACTTCAGTACTAAATGGGTAGAAGAAATAAAACAACACGGACCATATAAGTTAGAAAAAATGTTGTTCAATGGTGGACAAGACGTACAAACTCATTTTAAAAACAGCGAAGACAATCCTTATACAGATGCATTTTGGGAATGGTTTCCAAAAGCCAAAGACAATATGCATACCTTTAGAATTACAGGCGGCGAGCCACTAATGAGTAAACATACGTTTAAGGTTATAGATTACTTGTTAGAAAATCCAAATCCAGATTTAGAATTTGCTGTAAACAGCAACGCAGGTGTTCCTGACAAGCTATGGTTACGTTTTGTTGATAAAGTTAACCAATTGGTAAGCAACAAATGTATTAAGAAGTTTATATTGTTTACTAGTGCAGAAGCAACAGGTGAACAATGTAATTATATTAGAGATGGAATGGATTGGAATAAGTTTACTCATAACGTAAAATACTTTTTAGATAATACCAAAGATACTAGAGTAACATTCATGAGTGCATTTAATTTATTAAGTGCTCCAACATTTAAAACGTTCTTAGAGTATGTGTTTACTCTTAAACAAGAGTACAATAGTTGTAACATACAATATTGGATTAAAGACGAGACGTTAATTGACTTAGGTAAGTTTGAAACAGTAACTAATCCACAAAGCGAAAGACCAACAAAGAAAAGTTTTGAAAGAGTTGGTATTGATACTCCATACGTTAGACACCCAGAATTTTTAGACGCAAGAAACTTAACAAAAGATATAGTTGAGGATTATCTTGTGCCTGCTTTAGATTATATGATAGCCCATGCAGTATTCCCAGGTTGGAATGATAACATTGCGTTTACTGCTAACGAGATTGATAAGTTTAAAAGAATTGTATTTGATTTAATGATACACGTAAGATACAATGACAGCCCTGAAAGAAAACGTGATAGAAAGAGATTCTATCAGTGGGTTATAGAAAATAGTAGACGTAGAAATAAAGATTTTGTTTCTGTGTTTCCTGAGCTAAAAGGATTTGTAGAGTTTTGTAAAAAGGAGAATGGTTATGGTTAAAGACATTATAGTATTTGGTGATAGCTTTATGTACGGACACGAAACAAACTATACTAACTTTGTTAACAACAAAGACTTCCATAAACAATTTAAAGAAGCTACAGGATCAGAGTTTAAACAGATTACAGAAAACGGTGACTCCGGAAAAGTTAGAATGAATTATAATAACTATAAATGGTTTACTTTTTTAGAAACATTGGATCCAAATGAAAAAGAAAACTGTAATGCAAATAGCATAGGAAATGTATTAGCCAGTAAACTAGATGTGCCTTGTTCTAATCATGCACTCAATGGTAGTAGCAACAATATTATATTTTATAAAGTTATAGAACAGTTATACAGAATAAACAAAGGTACTTTGGTTATATGTGGAATTACTGCACCTACTAGAAAAAGTTATTATCAGAATCCTTGGCAACCAGAAGCAGGTTATATCACAAGTATGAATTCATTTGTACAAGGCCATACGGACCTAAAAAAATATAAGTTGTTAGACTTAGAACTAGGTAACGATAGTACTGCACTGGTATTAGAAACATTTGCTTATATGAGAGCTATTATACAATTAGTTGTTAGTAGAGGAGCTGATTTAGTATTTGTAGACCCTATGAATAACTTTAGCAAAGACGTATGGCATAGTGGAAAGAGTTTTAATTATATAAAAGGATCGCTAGACGAATCAATTTTTTATCAGCATCATAATATTCTTGATACAGTTGACCAATATATTACACCAACAATGGCTCCTGGCTTTTGTGATGCATTTAAAAATTTAGACAAGTATAATATTAATAGACATTGTCCAGGAGGTCATTATAGTGCTGAACTTTATAAAGAATATGTTGATTCACAGTTAATACCTTATTTGGAGAATATAAATGTTCTCCCCTAGTCAAACACACAACAATATAACAGTTTTTGGATCTCCAAGAAGTGGAAGTACATTTGTTTTTCATAATATAATTACTGGACTTGTATCTGAATACCCAGAGTATTCTACAGAATTTAATCATAGACGTTACGGAAGTGAACCATTTAGACGTAACAACGATATGCGAACACGTTGGAATATATTTCCTAAAAGCTATTGTGTTTCAAAATTTCATCTAATTGATTTGCTTAACGCAAATGAAATGGGATGGTGGCATGAAATAAATCAAAACTCTCACTATAATATTTTATTGTTACGAAAGAACTTGTGGGAGAGTGCATTGAGTTTAGCTATCAGTACTCATAAGAATCAATGGATAAACGATCTTGATGATACTAAAGTTACTATAGATACACCGTTGTTTCTTAATTCGCTTGATGTACAAATAAGAAACATTAATCATTTGTGGGGAGACAACGACTTTAATATCAAACCTGATCAAATAATATTTACTGAAGAACTAACTGATAACCCAAGCGACCTGTATGAGAGTATAACTGGCAATAGATTGGTATTGGAGAATACTGTAAAGAAAAGTCCAGACAAAGAAAGTGTAATAGTTAACCTAAGCGAGTTACGTTCTGCATATGAACAAGCTGACAAGGACTTGCATGGTAGAGCTACACTAGAAGGAGATATGGTAAACTACAATGAATAATTTTTGTTTGTATGCTTGGGAAGGTATTTACATAAACCCCAAAGGTCAGTATAGCAGTTGTTGTGATATGACACCTGTTGGTAAGTTTAATAGTATACAAGACTTTGCAAATAGTAAACAAATGAAAATTATACGAAAAGAATTACTAAACAACGAACAACCAAAAGTATGTGAAAGGTGTTGGCGTAAAGAGAATGTTGGGTTGCCTAGCAGTAGAACCAATATCAATAGCAGTGAACTAAACCGCAAACATCAAACACACACCACTGAAGAAACAAATACTATAGTGTTGTGGGACATTAGAGATAGTAACTTGTGTAACATGGCTTGTAGGATGTGTGGTACGTTTTGTAGTAGTATGTGGAATCAAGAAGTAAAAAAGAATCCAGAGCTACAACAATTCAATCCTGTTGTAAGTGATAAGAGTGTTCTAAAGGTAGGTGAACTAAAACAACAGGATATTATAGATACATTTAGAAAAAATATCAAAGACGTTAAGTTGGTATACTGGGCAGGTGGTGAGCCTTTGATAAACGATACCCATTGGGTTATATTACAAATGCTATTGGATAACAATAGATCAGATGTACAGTTAAGATACAATACCAATATGCTTAAACTTGATTACAAAGGCAGAGACGCAATAGATGAGTGGAAGAAGTTTACTGGTCACGTTGGTGTTACTGTTAGTATGGACTGCATTGGTCCTAGAGCAGAGTATGCTAGACACGGAACCAAATGGAATGTATTGGAAAACAATATAGATCGTTTGTTGGAAAACTTTAGAGATAAGACACACGTAAGTATTACAACCAGCATCTACACAATAGACAATCTAGCACAAACACTTGAATGGTGCAAACGCAAAGGAATAGATAAAGTGATATATAGTAATGTACTGTACACTCCAGAACACCTTTGTATAGATTTACTGCCAACAGAAGTTAAACAAAAATATGTAGAACAATTAAAACCATACAACAATCAAGATGATGGATACAATCAAGTGATACATATGTTAACTAGAAAAGTTGATCGACACAAGCAATCACAGTTGAGAGCTGAGTTTGTTGACTTCACTAGTAAAGTTGATAGCAGTAGGAATCAAGACATAGGTTCAAGTTGTCCAGAGCTGTTACACTATATGGAATCATGGAAGGGAAACTCAAATGTTTAAATGGATATTAGAAAAATATCATGCTTGGAAATATCGTAGAAGAATGAAACGTAGATTAAAAGAGATACAAAAGAAAGATCCTTTTATCTATGATTAAAATCAAAACAACCTAGTATAGCATACCTATCTTGTGTATTGGGATTAATTACTCTATGATACCAATTACTGTTTAGATACCAAACCTCACCAGGAAGCATTTCCTGAGTTTCAATCCTGTCCTTTAATTTAACCTCACATAGATGTGAACCCCGAACCACAATTACAAACCTATCTCCTGTTGGTGGATCTAGATGCCAATCCAATGTTGTATCAGCATTTAGTTTTGCCCAACGCATACGATAGGTATTACCAATTACATTCTGTACGTGTTCTACCAACGGATTGTATTCGCTGTAGGTTAGATTGTAATCTGTGGTTTCCGGTTGTTGATGTGTAGTGTATTGTATGTTACTATGATTGTAACCTTTTATCCTACTTGCATCATAATCGGTATTGTTACTATCACGAAGTTGAAGTGTGTCTCGGAGAGTCCAGTTCTTTATGTGTTTGCTAAACTGTAAACAGTAATCAGAACTAATATCTCCTAACAGTTTGAATGGTGGATTGTTTCTACGTAATAGTATTGTTTTCTTATTACTAACACTATTGTTCATATTAGTATTTATGTTCTAAAGATCGCTGTACTTGTCGTTGCCACCTTTGATCTTCTTTGCTATTCCATACCAATAGATTCCACTTTCACGTAATAGGTCGTTGGCCTTACGTAGACGTTCCATTCTTTTCATCAGTTGATCATGCTGAAACTCACTGAGCTTTTGTTTTTTGTGTATCTTTTCGATACGTTCTAACACGTCATCGATTTGAGGGCAGGTGTAATCTGGAATTTTTGGAGCTCTTTGCTTGTAATTTTTCCATTGCTTGTCAGTTACAGGTCTTTTATTACTCTTCATAATAGACTCCTCCCTATATTTTGTATAGTATTTAGAACAATACAACCCATAGTAAACATCATTTTAATGGTTTTTTGGATATATTGAGTTATAATAACCAAGACATCTTGCTAAACTGTTGATTTATAAGGGTTTTTTAATTGGTTATTCTGGTTGACAAGACGTCTTGATTAGTGTATATTATAGTTAATTAACCATTAAACACAGGAGTAAAAATGGAAAATACAACAAATACAGTAGAATCTACTGTTACAGTAAAGAAAGAAAACAAACAAGAGACAGCTAGAACGTGGATCAAAAGGTTTTTAGCTGAAAGTAAACAGTCTGGTAATAGCGAAATAGGCAGAAGCCAGTTGTTTCATGAAGGTCTAAAGAGTGGTATTACTCTTAACCAAGGTGTATTTGCTCAGTTAGAAGCTGGTAAACTTGGTATAACTGTTGAGAAGATCAACGGTACAGTTGGTAAGAAGAAGTCAATCAAGTACACTTACTAGTACGATTTATTTTTAGAGGGGGTGGATTGCGTGTCCATAACCCCTCTAATTTCAGCGAAGCTCAGCTTAAAAAATTTTTTCACTTACATTTGTAAACTTTGTAAACTTTCGAATACGTATAGTGCCATAGTGAACACAGGCACATATAGTAGGGTCACGTTAAAAAAGATGTCAATTGGCCCTTGACTTTTTGTAAATAATGCTTATATTATATATAGTGTTATGATAAATAATACTGTAGATGCCATTAGGGTCTACTAATAACAATTAACTTGCTTAATAAAGGAGTATAAAGATGAATAAACATTTATCTATTTTTAACCAGTTACGTCCTGTAACTGTAGGTTTCGATAACATATTTGATCACTTTGAGTCAATGTTTGACAATGAAGTGTTTCAAGTACCTCAAGTAAACTACCCACCATACAACATCGTAAAGACTGGTAGCAATACTTACGACATTGAAGTAGCACTAGCTGGCTTCTCTAAAGATGATATTGATGTAGCTTATGAAAATAACCTGCTTACTATCAAGAGTAAAGAGAAAGAAGCTAAAGATACCAACAAGGATGATGTACTGCACAAAGGTATATCACAACGTATGTTCAGTAAAGTGTTCACAGTAGCTGACGATGTAGAAATTACAGGTGCTGAATTGAAAGATGGACTGCTTAAGGTTAGCATGGAACGTATTATTCCAGAAGCTAAACGAGCTAAAACTATTGAAATCAAGTAAGACTTCTCGATCATAAAACGTGCTATAGGGCGTATGTAACAGTATGCCCTATAGTCCTGTTATACGATTCCAATCCTCTAAACTATATATATCTTTGAAGTAACTGTCATACCAGTTACGATACTTGTGATGACTTGATTCTTGAGCATATCTCCAGTCCATATGCTCCACTATATACCATAGACGTTCTACATCCATTATTGAATTCCAATGATGATGTACCATTTCTAGTGGACGTCCAAACTCCCTACAAGCTACCTTATACTCCAGTACATCGTTGTTGTTAAACGGCGTAATAGCCCATTTAGCTTTAACACTACGTACTGCATCTTTGAGTATATAGTCATAGCTGTATTCCTGCTTGGGTTTAATCAAGTTGTGATTTTGTTTAAGTCCGTATATGTATATGTTCGAATCCATAGCATTATTTAACCACGATGTCTTGGTAAGTTAAAACTGTTTATAACTAACGTACAAGTTGTTGATATTAACTGTAGAGTTCAAAGTCAACAGTATGCGTATAGTGTGTACAGTAGCTTATAGTGATACTATATGGAAAGACCTTGTAGCAGATCTGTGAAAAAAATGCTGTGCGTAATTTTTTTAAACAGTGGTGCCACTATGATTTCCCATAGTGGATCCGGCAACCCTACGTTGTACACAGATTGACCTTGTGTAGAAAATGGGAAAAAATCCAAAAATTCGTTGGGCCCCTGGCCAGAATTTCACCGACCTCTAGCTGTGCCATTAGACAACCCCCTGACCATGCGATCAAAATAAAAATTTGATCTTCAACCAAAGGTTTAATTATTCTCTATAAGTGTTTGATATTGTTGAGTTTTTTAGTAATGACCATTACTGATTGCACGTCTATACTGAAACCAATCTAACAGTACTGTGGTAAACAGTATGCCCATGGGTGTTAATGCTAGTCCTAGAGCAAAAGGAACCAGCCATATATACATGAACCACTGTACAAGATATGCTATACTGCTAATAGGAGTCCACTCCATCCAAGCTGGTGGTTCTCCCTTGTTCCTATAGTCTTCTACATCCCAATTCATAACAGTATATATCCTACGTGCGATGACCCTGTACACGGACAAACATACAGGGCCATCTAAGTTAGTTAAGGAGTCAACCCAATAACACTTAGGTTGATAGTCCGTTCTTACATACCGGCCACACTAGCAACATGACCAACATATATTCCAGGTTAATCTCTATGGCCTGGATTGTGTGTACAGTTGTGTATTACTGCGAGTATACACATAGGAGGGACAATCCTCTGTACTAGGCCCGAAGACCCGCTAGTATTCTCTAGGAACCAAATGAGGCGGTCAATGTAGTGCCACCCTTGTATTCCAATTCTTCTAAGAAGGTTCCCCAATATCCACATTGTGCTAATAGATCATCGGCCGCCTTCAAGGCTTCTTGCTTATTGATCCTACCATTCTCCACAGTGACCACAACCGGAGATGTCCAGGTCTCGAATACATAATCCGGACTCTGTTCCTTGCGGTAGTCAAACATTTCTGTGGTGATTAGATATCGGCCATCGGGGGCCTCTGTTAATTCTGATTCAATGTCCCATTTGCAGTTCATAGTTATCCCTCTGCATTGTTAACTTTATACTTACAGTATATACGAATATATACCAATTGTCAACCTATTTCTGGTCTGATCCTAGATCCTGCATCATCCAGCTGATTTCGGTCCAGATAGCATCCATCATTTGAAACTGGGCATCTGTTGAAAGGCTGATATAGTTTAGAGCCTCTCGGATCTCCCACAGTAAACACACTATGGTCGCGGCCCATAATACACCTACTACAACAATGATCATCTGAGCCACACCGGCCCAATTAATATTACTCATAATACTCTCCTATTATCTATATAATATACACTAAACATCAGGGTTTGTCAACCGAAATGTCTTGAAATCTATTCTTTTTTGTGTATTGATCAGGAACAGGAACTCCCATACATTCATACATATAGCGATAAACTAGATGCTTATTCGTACTGCGTAGAACTATATACTGATCCTTATATAGTGTATACTGATTACGATTCTCTGTTATATAGTATGATTCTTCCATAACACTATTTACACAGACCACACCGTAAAAGGGCGGTTATACACGGTAGAAGTGGTGGTGCTATGCGAATCGCATATAGTGCCGTATGAACTGTATGACACTATGCAGAACCATTATGACTGAAAAACCATACATTTTGACCACCCTTTTCTTTTTTTCGACGCCTTTGCCAACCATGCTTTTAGAAAAATATTAGCCATATTTAAGCATAGACCAAACCTTAGAGGGGAATACCTATTCCCCGAATAAACCTGCTCTGCAGGTGCTATATGCTCTATATAGTGCTATTAGTGTATGGGAGTGTTGTATGTGTGTCGGCCGGCTACCTTGTGGGAACAGTAAACACACTATCTCTATAGTTTGCACACAGTTGTTTCCAGTTTGATAACTCATCACAATGTATGGTTTTTAACAATTGATGATATTCATTAGTGTTACACATCAGCAATTTACCTATATCAATAGTTGTTACTGCACATACTCCATCGTACTTACTGTAGCTATTACGTTCTGGATCACTGCTAGTACAGGCTATTCTAGTATAATCTAGGTTTAGTACACTACGTTCTACAGTTGTATTGAATGCTACAGTATTCCTTTTAACGAACTGTTGTTTGAGTTCTTCATTCACGTATGGAACTATTAGACTTATGGTATTACTAGCACTGATCAGTTCTATGTCACGGTCTATAGCATAATAATTATGAATGGGAAACAGTTTATACACCACATTTGATTTATCATTCCACTGGTTATTCTTCACAGTTGTTTGCCAATCAGCTTCATCATAGTACCACATTAGATCATCATATGTAGCCCAGTCTAGTTGTTGAGGATTAAATTGTATGTCGTAGTTCTGAAAGCCTTTATGCTGATTGATGAACCAGGTTAGCCATGTTCCACCAGTTCCTGCATTGTAGCTTACTGAGTATACCTTCATATAGTTATTTATATGTTATATACCCTGTTTTAAAGCTTCAAGAAAAAATTTGCGAGCCGTGCTTCGCAGATGATTGAGGAGGGTTAATAAACCCGCAATCTGAGTGTTGAAAACCCTAAACACTACTGTTAATAACAAAGTGCTCCTTTGGTCACTATCAACAGTAGGACATATAGGTTCGAGGTAACTTCTCTGCACTACATACGGTTGTAAGCTGACACGTATTGTTACGAACTATTAGTATATTACCCTAATAATAGCTAATTAGGTTTTCCTGGCCTGCTATATAATCCAGGTGCTATAAAATATCTAGGATCGGTGGTTGCTTACTTACGAATAAGGTACGAGCTTTGCTAAGACTCTTTATTACCGCCTAGTTAGCTAATATATAAGGGGTTTGGTTATTTGTCAACCTATATTAATCCCTATTATAAACCAGGGTATAAAGTTTGATCTTGGTAATCTTTTCGTGTATAATACACAGTATTACAATAAGAAAAGGAACTAAACAATGGAACTAAACACACTAAAACAAAACTATATGATCAGAGTTAGACCCACTACAAGCACAGGTAGTAACAAAATGTTTGATGTACACTATATAAAAGCTATTAGCAAACAAGACGCACAATCACAATTAGAATCCTCAGATTATGATGGGGAGATTATAGATGTATTGGAACCTGGATCAGATGTTTATGGACTTACAAAACATGATATACGAGCTTTCTTTAGACTAAAAGAGATCAAAAAAAGTCAATAAAATCACTAGAAAAAGGTTGACAAGCAAGAAGTCTTACTGTATAGTAGTAGCATAGTTAGAAACATATAAGGAATCACAATATAATGTATGATGTATTCACAAGTCAAACCGGAACTATATTCGGAAAGCAATTCCCTTCAGTAGAACTAGCAGAAAAGTATGCTCTTACACTAGGAATTGAAGCACAGATCTTTAAGGTTGGAGATCCATTTACAGTTGTTAAAAATGTATTCCCTATTCGCTTTGAGGACGTAGATCAATCAGTATTAGATGCTGAAGATCTGTTGGATCGGTATCCCAATAGCATAGAACAGTTGGATATATTGAAGAAAGATTATCTAGGAATAGAGGTTGACAAGTAAGAAGTCTTACTGTATACTGTAAGTATATTAAATAAAAGGAGCGATTATGCAAAAGCAATACACGGTAGAAGAAATCCAAACAATACTAACACAGGCTAAAATCTCAGCCCAGAATGCTAGTCAGAAGTATTTAGACGAGCGACTAGGTGGTGAAGATAACTTTCCTTGTGGATTTGCTTGGGTTAACATCTATGGAATCAAAGGCAATACCAAAATGGGTCGTGCAATGAAGGCCGCAGGTATTGAGAAAGATTACAGTGGTAGCTATAAGATTTGGAATCCAGGTAATTTAAACGTGCAAAACGTTGAAGTTAAAAGTGCAGGTGCAGAAGCTTGTGCTGAAGTATTCAAACAATATGGGTTCACTGCTTATGCAGGAGATCGTTTAGACTAAACTTTAGGGTGTAGGTTTCTTTGAGTAGGCTCACTACACATTCTTTTACAAATACTAGGGCAGTTGGAGTCATTTGATTCTAACTGCTTTTTTAATAGTTGCCAGGTAGGACTGGCTTTTATATTATCTAATCCTTGATCAAATAGATTTAGATCTTCTACATTTAGATTGTTATCGTTTACCCATAATAGGAATTCATTCCAGTCTCTGGCATTGTTTACAAAACAACAGGGTTTTAGATATCCATCTGGACCAACAAATACACTATTGCCTTTGAGAAGAAGACATCTAGGAAATAGTTTTTTATTTTCCATAACGATGCTCTTTCCATTTAGCTAATTCTTCAGGGAATAGGTATTGTTCTATATTATGAGTTGTTTCTGGATAGGGTTGCCAACGTGTACTCTTACGAGCTTCAAAACTATTAAATCCCCATTCCTTTGCTAGTTCTTTAGCCTTGTCTGTTTGATGTTGATTGAAAGGGAATTCAATCCACTTCCACAATGTATATGGTCTACGTTCTTCTGGCATAGCCAATATGGTTTGCATTGCATAGGTTATATGTTTCCAATTACTACGAATACGATATGTACTATTTGTATCTCGTAATCCATCTACACTAAAAGTCCAGGTAGTATAACTTAAATCTAATTCAGCTATCTTATTCCATAATTCTGGTTTGGTATTACTAGCATTTGTTTCTATGAATACTGTTTTACCTTTACTATTATAATAGTCTAGTATCTCTACAATATCTGGATGATATATGGGATCTCCATAACAACCCACAAACAGATACTCTTTGAAATCTGTATTGTCAGCAATCCATTTTACTTTTTCTAGTGGCATATTTCCTGTATGCCATTCCTTTTTCAAATGTTTTTGATAGTTACGTGGACAAGCAGGACAACCCAATGTACAAATTGTGGTTAGTTCAAGTTCTATAGTATTTGTGTACATTACAACCTTTTCCAGATTTTATCAAACGTCTCACAACCTAATTTAACACCTGGATGTTTGTCGTCAAGCCAATCATCTGTTGTTGAGTTATAGGCCAATGTTAAGTAATCTAATTCTGTAGTTATAACACCAGCATCTTTAAGCATTGTCTTTGTTCGGTTCCATTCTTTAGGTTTGCACACTCCTGGCCAGCCTCTGAATACATATACCTTAGCACCAAGTTTTGATAGCATACAAAGAACTTGAATTAAACACTCAGTATCTGCTTCTCCAGATAAGTGCTCCAATGGAAATACTTTACTACCACATATAATAAATTCATTTTTGTCTGTTATATTGTTTTGAAAAGTATTAACTTCATTACTATTATCTTCTTTGGTTAGGTATTGGTTAACATTACATGGTCTCTGATAGCCAGTTAATTGTACTACAATAGTTGTATCTTTGATTTCGTTTACTAGAAAATGATTAAGAAGTCTATACAACATTAACCCATGAGTACCACCTGATTGTTGTATTCTGGTTACTTTTTTCCAATTACCAAGTTCGTAATCCTTGTCTGGAGTTGAATCGTGTGTTGTTGGTATGTATCCATCAAAGTATGGCATCCAAGATCTACCAAGACTACACCCACATAATACTAGTTTTTTCATTGATTTTTCCTACTGTACTATTTAGTTGCATAATTTGTTAAAGTATGTTATAATAAATACAATTATAATTAAAAGAGAAAAGGCTTTTCGAATGAATACCATATGGGGAATTAATGTTGGCACCCATGATAGTAGTATCAGTGTTTTTAACAAAAATAATAGTGAATTAGATCTAGTGTTTGCCGCACATGGTGAACGTAGCTCTAGGATTAAAAACGACAAACTATTAAGTCATGATATATTCCAACAAGCGATAGCACACAATGGAGCTAGGCTTCCTAATGAAGTTGTGTATTACGAAAGAGACCTCAACAAAAGAACTAGACAGCTTTGGGCAAGACAATGGAAAACAGCTCTGCGGAAACCATCAGTGAGCAGTTACCTACCAGGGTATGTCAAGGAATCTATACTCTATCCTTGGGTAGGGTCTAGAGAAACCAGTACAGAGCATCACAAAAGTCATGCCGCGGCTGGATATTATACTAGCCCATACACTGATGCCGCAGTAATAGTTGTTGACAGCATTGGTGAATGGGATACCTTCACCGTTTGGCATGGCGTAGGAACCAAACTTAAAAAAGTTTACAGTCAAAGCTATCCCCACAGTTTAGGCTTGTGGTACTCAGCTATGACACAACGAGTAGGACTAAAGCCAAACGAAGAAGAGTATATTTTAATGGGCTGGGCCGCATTAGGAGATCCTAAAAGATTACACAAAGAAATATATGATGATTTCTTTTATCCACTAAAAGATGGATCATTAAAAGTCAAGTTCAAACACAATCTACACAGAGGTTGTCGTTGGTGGAGACCTGAATTAAACAAAATAAAAGACTATGCAGATATTTCAGCAGGTACACAAATTGTTTATGAATATGTATTCAATCATATAGTAAAAGAAACTCGCAAACTTGTTAACAGTAAGAATTTAGTTGTAATGGGAGGTTGTGCATTAAATTGTGTAGCCAACAGTATTGCACACGAAGCCTATGATGGAAACGTTTGGATAATGCCAAACCCAGGTGATGCTGGTAGCAGTTTGGGAGCAGTACTTGCAAAATACAAAACATTCATTGAATGGAAAGGTCCTTATTTAGGTTTTAACATTAGAGGAGACTATCCGGTTAAAGAATTGCTACAAGAACTAAAAACAAATAGATTAGTTGGAGTAGCAAATGGACAAGCAGAGTTTGGACCAAGAGCATTGGGTAACAGAAGTTTGTTAGCAGATCCACGTGGAGCAGATGTAAAAGACTTGGTTAATACAGTTAAGAAGCGAGAAGCATTTAGACCATTTGCACCAGTTATAATGGAAGAGTTTGCACACGAATACTTTGATGGACCAGTTGGACCTTATATGCAATACACAAGTAAATGCAGATATCCCAAAGAGTTTCCTGCTATTGCTCATATAGATAATACAAGCAGAGTACAAACAGTTAACAAACAACAACACCCAGGCCTATATGAACTACTACAGAAATGGTATAAAGATACAGGTTGTCCTATGTTACTTAATACTAGTTTGAATATAAAAGGTGAGCCAATGGTAGACACAGAACAAGATGCAGAACGTTGGCAGGAAAAATATAAAGTAAAAGTCTTTACAAAATCAAAATAATGTGTATAATAAAGTAAATGAAGAGTATAAAAAAATATAAAACAACAGTCAAAGACGTTCTAGCAGACAATCCACAAGGCGGATATGTGTATAGAATAATGTATAATGACAATGTTCCATTCTATATTGGAATGACACTCAAAGGTGTTAAAGCCAGATTCAAAACCCATATGGCAAAGTTTTATGGACACAAAAAGTATCCTGGCAGACCTAATTGTCAAGAAATAGTATGTGAACACGCAGATCTTACATTTAAGTGTACAGGCAGACAAACTCACGGTTATAGAACCATAAGAGAGGTATTTGATAGCAATAAGATTAAATACGATATGTATAATGCTGAAGTAATACTAGAAAAGTTCAGCAATGAAGCATTGAACGATTATGGTACTGACTTGGGTAAACTTACAAACAAGTTTTACTTTGAACAGTTTGAAACAAACTTAATCGAAAAACTACTACCACTTGCAAACGATGAAACTATTCATTTAGCAAAACAACGAGTAAAGGAATTATAATATGGAATTTTTATTATGGCACGGGTTAGCAATAACTTCTGTGATAGCAATCAGCTTTGGTTTAGGATTTATAACAGGTAAACAATATGTTAATAACAATAAACGAATTCATAGAGGCAAATAAAGGATCATTTTTAAGGACGTTGGTCTTTACACTTGGTCATTTTATTATTGCGGCTACAATACTTAAGATACTTGATCCAGGTATTGAAATGTGGGTTGCAGTAACAGATGCTATTGTTGAACCATTAGTTAATGCAGTATGGTTTTATATACTAGATAGACTATGGATAGATAAACAATTAAAGAGAAGAAGATGATATTAGAACTAGCAATAGCAGGAATGATGTCTTGTTATTTAAAAAAAGATATAATTGTTAGAGACGAGTTACTTTGTTTTTACCAATGTATGGACACAACAAAAGAGTTTGCTAGAACTTTAAAACAATACAGTTGTCCAACAACACTACACGTAGACAGACAAGCACTACCATTTAGCGAACGAGATCGCAAAGGCAACAGGTGGACAAAAGAACAAATAGAAAAATATATAAAATGAGCAATAAGAAAGACTACACAAAACCAGAACCGGCAGAGTTACAAAGAAAACTTGATGAGGCAATGAAAAAGTTTTTGGCAAAGGGTGGCAAGATAGAAAAACTTGAACCAATGAAGCCAACTAAAGACCAAGTAAAAAGTTGGAAGATATAATGGCAACATTCATAGACATTCTAATAGGATTGTTCTTGGTATGCTTTGGTGGAATAGGGTATCACCTTATATACACTTGGTATAAAGAAAAAGAATGGGCAAAAAACAATCCAGATGAATACAAAATGCAATACCCTATTGAAGACAAACCAAAAGCACCTAGAAAGAGTATGATGGAATGAAAATATTAATATGTGGATTACCTGGCTCTGGTAAAACAACATTAGCAGAAAGAATTGCACCAGCATTGAATGCGGTCCATCTTAATGCAGATAAAGTTAGAGAAGAAGCCAACGATTGGGACTTTAGTCCAGAAGGCAGAACTAGACAAGCCAACAGAATGAAAACTATGGCAGATGAAGCCGTAGCAAAGAATAGAGTTGTAGTTGCAGACTTTATATGTCCAACGCAACAAACAAGAGATGATTTTAATGCAGATTATACAATTTGGATGAACACAATAAATGAAGGCAGGTATGAAGATACTAATAAAATGTTTCAACCTGTAAAAGAAGCAAACTTTGTATGTGAATATAAAGATGCAACAACACTAGGATATTTAATATTACAAGAATTAAGAGATAAAATACAAGAGGAGAAGAATGAACACAGAAGTAGTGAGTAATCTAATGGGACCAAATGGTGAATCTATAGATAGACTATACGGTTCTCCAGCAAGTGGAGGTCATATGAGATTAATCAATAAAGACTTTACCGAGTATAAAGGTAATATCCATAAACGAGCATTATCAAAAAAAGGACTTGACGGATCTAGATTTAGAAGTTATTGTTATGTAACAGATGATGAAAGATGGTTTGATAGAAGTGGAATGCCAATCAATAAACCAAACGATTTACTAAAAGAGAGTAGCAGTGAGCCTAAGACAGAACTATAAAAACATCTTAATTAACTTAGAAAATAATTGCGATATAGCAAGTAGACAATGGGTAGAGACACAAGACCCAGGATACTTGAGAGCATATGAACACTACAAAAATGAAATGATAAGAATAAAAGAAATGATTATAGAGAGTGAAAGACAAGGAGAATTAGATGTTTGATCAATTTAAACCTACAACACAAATGTTAGGCAGATGGCAACCTTGGCATCCTGGACACACAGAATTATTTAAGAAAGCTCTTGCTGAAACAGGGCAAGTATGTATTCAGATTAGAACTGTACCACAAGACACAGATGCGTCAGGTGGACGTACTATGAAACAAGATGATAATCCTTTTATTGTTACCGATGTTGAAGAAAATATCAAGAAAGAACTAGCAAAAGAAGGCTTTACATATAACGAGGAATATGTTATAATGATTGTTCCTAACATAGTTGATATAAGCTATGGAAGGGGAGTAGGGTATACATTTACCCAGCATGATCTAGGAGAAGATATCCATAAGATTAGTGCTACAGGCATTCGCGAAGGAATGCGAAAGAACGGAGAACTATAAAATATGACTACTTTAATTATAGGAATATTAATAGGATGGTTAATTCCAAGACCAATTTACGTTGGAAAAATCGAGTCTACTATTTGGGCTCCAATTAAGGCTAAACTACCTGAAAGTATTACAAAACATTTTGGGTAAGGAAAGGAAACTATGAACACACATGAACAGATAATGGCACACTATGAAACTTATCTAAGTGAGCAAGAAGCATTTGAAACTAAAGGCGTAAAAGCGGCCGCATCTAGAGCAAGAAAAGCATTAGGTGAAATGGGCAAGTTATCAAAAGCTAGACGTAAAGAAATTCAAGATAAGAAGAATGAAATGACGTCTAAAAAAGCAGTAATGTAACAACAGTAACCAAGGAGGGTTATGACAAGTGTAGATGATTACGATAATGACAAGTCGTTTGAAAACGAACAAAGCACAGTAACAATACCCTTAAAAGAGTATGACAAGTTAAGAGAAAAACAAAAGTATATTACTGACAAAGATATGATTTCAGTAGTAGATAAGATAGAAGAACTTGTCAGAGCATTAAGAAAACATATAGTCAGATCGGAGTTTGATTAATATGGGTAGAAAGATTAATATAAAGATCTCCGACGGCAAAGAGTTTAACGAAGAGAAAGAAGGATTAGGTTTAAAGAAGATATTTAAATCAGTTTGTCATTCAGCTCCAAAAGGAACAAAAGAGTTAAGAGTGGAGTATACAAATCGTAAAGGAACTGCCGTAGACAGATGGGTTAAGATACCTAAAGAAAAATAATGAGAACTGTTTTATTAATTGTTACTTGTTTGATGCTAACTGGTTGTTTTGGGCCACCTATAATGTATGTAGGAGGACTAACAGTAACCGCAGTTGATATAGCATCTATTCCAGCTAAGAATAAGATAAGAAAAGAAATCATTAAAAACGAAAACGAGAAGAAGGCACTAATAACTAATGAACAGTAAGATCATAAAACAATTACAAGTCATGTTCACCGCAAGTCCTCAGCTGATGCGAGACACTGACTTATTGAGAAAGGCTATTAATGGAACATTTGGTGTTGATATTAATATTAGCTCTTTTGATAATGTAGAAAACCTTACAAAAATAATTGATCATGAAGTACTTAAGAACTATTTTAGTAAGGTGTGGCAACCACAAACAAAGAGGTACAAGTATAGTGGGTTATCAATAATTGATGAAGTAAACAACCTACAGCCCAAGAAAGTATTAGACTTGGGCTGTGGTTACAATGAATTTAAAGGCAAAGTCAACAACCTTATTGGAATTGATCCTTATAATGATAAGGCAGATGTGCAATCTGGAATATTAGAGTACAATGCACAGACCAATTTTGATGTTGTAATATGTTTAGGTAGTATAAACTTTGGTACCGTAGATAAGATTTATTCTGAATTAGAACACACAGTAAACCTAACAAAGCAAGGTGGGTTACTATATTTTAGAGCAAATCCAGGAACACAACACGAAGCACCTGAAGCAAAATGGATTGAGTTTTTCGAGTGGACAACCGAATTCATTATCAATAGTGCAGAACGATTAGGTTGTGAACTAGTTACGTTGAACCAGGATATGGGCGAAAGAGGCTCACGATACTATTTTGTATTAAAGAAACTATAAGAAATTCATCATTATGTAGGTATTAAATCCTACAGATGATAAATAAATGTAACAGTAAAGAGCTTTACTGTTCCTTCCAACGTCAATATACAATACCCAAGCGAGTGCAAGGGAGCAAGTATCTCATAAGTTACAATAGGTTTTTATGAGTTTTGTTTAAAGCAAATTGACACTTTCAAAAAAACAATACGGAGAATAAAGATGAAAAAACTATTAGTCAGTGCATTAATTGCATTCGGTTTAATGGCAGGATCAGCTCAGGCTGATTATACCTTAATTGTTCCTCAGGAGCCTGGTAAAGGTACTTCTGTATGGGGCGAAATTATTGCTAAGAACTTAGAAAAGTTCTTACCAGATGGAGAGAAAGTTGTTATTAGACACATTCCAGGTGCTAGAGATATTCCTGGATATAACAAGTTCCATAACTCACTAAGATTTGATGACAAAACAATCATGGTTGCACATGGTGGTAACGGTGTATCGTTTCTATTAGATAAAGTTGATTACAATTATTTTGAATATGACTTAATTGGTTCAATGAATAATGATATCGTTCTTGGTAAACAAAACGGTAAAGATGAAAAAACAGGCA